TTGGGGACGGAGGTGGTTATGGTGTGTTAATGGCAGCCATGCTTTCGTCAGGCAAAGGGCTCTTGCCAAAGAAGGGTCAAAAGACTGGTTTGCTGTGCCTAAGGAGGAGCTTCCACAGTGGCATAGACGTGCAGCGATGGAGTATTTGGTCAATAACCCATTGCACTATTGGGACGGTCGCACTTTTGTGTCAGTGAGCAAGAAACTAGAACCGGGTAAAACGAGGATGCTATACTCTTGTGACACAGTCAACTATGTTTGCTGGAATCATTTTCTTAGCGGTGTTGAGAGTGTGTGGAGGGGTAAAAATGTGATGTTAGACCCTGGCTCTGATGGGCATGATGGACTGCTTGAGCGGTATCAGTCACGCGATGGTGGGGGTGCGGTCAACTTGATGCTCGATTACACAGATTTCAATAGCGCTCACACTATTCGATCCATGCAGATAATTGTGGAAGAGGTGGCCTCGATGACAGGCTACAATAGCGAGTTTGCTGATCGGCTTGTCAAAAGCCTTGCAAACACGGAGATTTGGATGGGAGGGTCTAAGTGTGGCAATGTCGCAGGGACATTGATGTCTGGGCATCGTGGAACTACTTTCTTCAACAGCGTGCTCAACAGAGCCTACTTGTTAGTGGTTGATGCACAGTATGTCAGATCAGCTAATATGTTGCACACAGGAGACGACATCATTGGTCGTGTTGCAAACATTTCATCAGCGTTCAAATTTTTGGACAAATGTGCTGATGCAGGCTTGAGGTTCAATCAGCTTAAACAGTCTGTCGGTATAAATTGCGGTGAATTTACTAGAATGGCAATGAACAACAAAGCCGCGTTTGGCTATGTTAGCAGATCAATAGCAGGTTTCACTGCTGGTAATTGGTACACAGACCACCGGTTGGACCCACTAGAAGCGCTTACGGGCATGATCGCTAATGCGCACTCGGTCACAAATAGGTCAGGGGCGAGGCATTTCCACAGGTTGCTGCTGACCAGTGTGTGCAGAGTTAGTGGTTTAAGTCGCGTTGAGTGTGGGAAGCTTTTGAGTGGCGAGGCAGCAATGTTTGGTGGCCCAGCCAAAGGTGTTGCGACTCGATGGGAAGAATGGCGAGTTGAGGTGGATGTTCAACGTATG